CCCTCTGAGGTTAATAGCCATCGTGGACATTTTTTGTCCTTAGAAAAGGAGCTCAGTAACAAGCACTGGGACAATACAAGCATAAATATTAGTAGGGCATGCTTCGACTCATACGACCCTAACATCTATGTAAATGTCAATGCTGAAACTTATACAGCTATCTTAGAAGAGATTGAAGAGATTGACTATTCTTACCTTGCTACTATTCCTATGAAGAGTACTAATAAGATTATTAATAACCTTCAGAAATGGTTTGATAGTAAGTATAATCTAATGGAAGGGAGCCGTAATAAGTCACTGTTTGCCTTTGCCTCTGCATTTAATCGGTACGGTATTAACCAGGTAGAATGTGAACAATATATCTTAGGCAGATATTCGGACACTTTAGATCGTGATGAGCTTCTTAATTGTATTAAGTCGGGGTATAGAGATAAAGGAGATTTTGGTACAGCTCAATTTGAAGATAAAGAGATTGTAGAATATGTTAAAAAAGAGATTAAGTCAGGACAAACTAAAAAGGCAACTAAGGCAAAGCTAAAGGATTATTCTACAGATGAGGTGGAAATGATTATTGACAAAGCAGAAAGCGAACTGAAGAACTTTTGGCGTAAAGATGATAAAGGTAGGGTTTCTGTTAGTCCATCTTTGTACAGGGACTTCTTAGCTGATAATGGCTTCTTTAAATATTACAATAGTGAGCTTAGTTACTTGTTTATTAAGATTGAGAATAACTTTGTAAGAGAAATAAATGAGGATAGGATTAAGGACTTTATACTCCATTACATAGATAGCCAAAATGATAATGTTGTATTTGATTACATAAGCTCTACTACTAGACTATTTAAAAAAGACTTCTTAAACTATATTAAAGATAAAGAGGTAGAATTTATTAGAGATACTAAAGATAAAGGATATTTGTTTTATCAAAATTGCCTTGTAGAGATAACAGCTGAGGGGGTAGAGCAAAAGCAATATGTAGATTTTACACAGCATGTTTGGGAAAAACAAGTGATAAAAAGAAATTTTAACTTATCAAGCTCAGATTGTGATTTCAAAACATTCATAAAGAATATATCTAAAACTGAGGATAGGTACAATTCTTTTCAATCGGTTATAGGTTATATGCTACACACTTACAAAACTCCTTACTTTAGTCCTGCAATTATTCTAAATGATGAGGATATAAGCGACAACCCTCAAGGTGGTACAGGTAAAGGTTTGATAGTTGAAGCTCTTAGTCAATTTAAAAATAGCTGCACGATCAATGGTAAGAACTTTGACCCATCTAAAGACTTTGCTTTTCAGCGGGTTAGTATTGATACTCAAGTACTAGTGTTTGATGATGTCCAGGAAAACTTTGATTTTGAAAAACTATTCTCTATTGTCACCGATGGTATGCCGATTAATAAGAAGAACAAAGATGAATTTTTTATTGATAAGGACCGCACACCAAAGATTATCATACCTACCAATTACATATTGAAAGGTGAAGGTAACAGCCATGAGCGTAGAAGGTTTGAAATAGAGCTGAACAATCACTACAATAAGAAGTTTACACCATGGCATGAATTCAAGCGTAATTTCTTTTATGATTGGGACGCTGAAGAGTGGGCCAAGTTTGATAACTTTATGATTGAGTGTATACAGCACTTCTTAATTAATGGTTTAGTATCTTACAATTCAGTCAACTTAGATGAGAAAAGATTAGTTAGTGAACTCGGACACGATTTTTATACCTGGATAACTGAGCACATTAAATTTAATGAGCGTATACACTTTAAAGATATCTATGAGAATTTCACTAATGATTATACTCACCACCGTAAATGGTCACAAAAGTATACAACGGTAAGGCTTAATAAATATGCTAATTACCTTGTTAAGCTTGGAGCTTGTCAATCTATTGTAAGAGGTAAGACTAATCAATCTAAAGAGTATATTGAACTAATTAAAGTAACGGCACCCATTGCAGCTTCAGTTGACATTTGGGACCAAATAGAAGCAAAAGTACTATGAACAAAGAAAGCAAAGAAAGGTTAAAGACAGCGGAGCTTGCTTACCTGATAACGAAATACCCCTCAGTGCCTATTCCTATGATACCATTAACAAAGTACGAGGATAAGACAGCTAATGGATTGACTAAATGTATATGTGAATTCCTAAACTACTCTAAATGTCAAGCTGAAAGGATAAGTACTACTGGACTGTTTCGTAATGGCAAATGGACCAAAGGGAGTGGAACCAAAGGGAGTGCTGATATCTCTGCTACTATTCAAGGCCGTTCAGTTAAGATTGAGGTTAAGATAGGTAAGGATAGGCAAAGTGAGGACCAAAAGAAATACCAACAATCAATTGAAGATTGTGGAGGTGTTTATATAATTGCAAAGAATTTTGATGATTTTGTCGTATGGTACGATAATTTTTGTATATTTGTTAATAAATAATTAAAACAAACGCTATGAGTACAAAGAAAGTGGCTGATGCCATTGAAGAAGTAGACATGTCTGCTATGCCGTTTTATGTAAGACTACATAAAGCAAAACAATTAATCGGTAAGGTGCATAAGAATGCTATCAACCCCCATTTCAAAAAGAATTATGCTGACATTAATAGTATCTTAGATACTGTTGAGCCTATTTTACTGCAGCACGATCTATTATTACTGCAACCCATTAAAGACAATGTAGTAGTTAGTCAAATAATTGACATTCACTCTGGTGATTTGGTTGAAAGTTATATGACTTTACCTGCTATTACTGACCCTCAAAAGGTTCTAAGTGCTGTTACTTACTTTAGAAGAGGTACACTTCAAAGTTTACTATCTCTTCAGGCAGTTGATGATGATGGAAGTACAGCTGCAAGCTCTAAGCCTTCTATTGATAATAAGAGATTTGAAGAAGCAGTACAAGCTATCAATGATAACAAGTACACTGTTGCTAAACTAAAGGCTAGTTTTGATTTAACTGATTTACAAACTAAAGCTTTACTATTGTTATGAAAATTAGATGCTCACAAATAGGCAAAATAATGACTTCCTCTAAGACTAAAGGGGAAGCATTAAGCCAAACTACTAAGACTTATATTCAAAGTTTAGTACTAAAAGAAAAGTACGGAATTCGTAAAGAATTCTCATCTAAATATACTGACAAGGGTAACCAGTGCGAAGATGGCTGTTTAGGTTTGGTAATGGAAGTACTGCAAACTGAATTCTTATATAAGAATGAAGAGAACTTTACCAATGATTGGCTAACAGGTACTCCCGATGTCGTAACCGATAAGTACTTAATTGATGTAAAGAATTCGTGGAGTGCTTCAACTTTTCCTTGGTTCGATACTGAATGCCCTAACAAAGAGTACTTTTATCAATTGCAAGGTTATCTTTGGCTTACCAATAAAGAAGAGGCTATGCTTTGTTACTGCTTATCTAATACTCCGATTGATATTGTACAGGATGAGATTAGAAGAGAGCACTATAGACTTAAGCTAATGGAAGATGATATTGATATCATAGACCAGGTGCAAAAACAGCATAACTTTGACCATATACCTGACAATAAAAGAGTGAAGGTTTATATTATCAAAAGAGATAATGAAGTTATAGAACAAATCAAAGCAAAGGTTGAACTTTGTAGAGATTACTTTAACCAACTAATTGAAACAATATGATACTAATACTAACAATACTACTCACTCCTGCAATTGTGTGGGGGTGGGTTTGTTCAATAGCTTATTTAATAGAAACCTTTAAATCAAATCAATATGAGTAATTACGACAACACAAACAGCGGAGCTTTATTTACCAATGAGAAAAAAGCTGACAATCACCCTGACTATAAGGGTAAGATTAATGTAAACGGCAAAGACTTAGAGATAGCAGCCTGGATAAAAACATCTAAAGCAGGTACTAAATTCATGAGCTTACAGGTTAGCGAACCTTATGTAAAGCCTGAGGATAATGTGCCACCGCTTAGCTCGGTAGTTGAGACAGACGACCTACCATTTTAAATTAAATTAACCCTGCATGTTTTATGTGGGGTTTTTTGTTATATTTACCGAATGGAACTAATATTAATTATATCAATATCGTGGTGGTTAGTAAACTTTGAGCCACTACAATTAGCAATAGATGGCCTTTTTGCTAAGTTACCTGTAGATAGTTTAACTGTCTTTTGTCACGCAGCTTTAGGGTGTTGGAAGTGCTGGAGCTTTTGGTTAACTATATTTATCACAGTAGATTTTAGCCTTGCTTGCTTTGCTGCATTACTTACCTTTATTTTAGATTTATGTTTGAGCAAACTGAAATAGACTTAATAGCGTCTATATTTGAAACTGAGGAACTTGTAAGGACCGCAAAGGTTAATCTTAATAAGTTGGCTAAGATAAAAGAGAAATATACAGGCGTAAAGGAAAAGGATTGTTTCTGCTCTAGTGTTAGGCGTAAGATTTGGTTTAAAGGTTTTAAATTATGGTATGAAAGCAATACTTGATAAATACATAACTGAGAATTACGCTGAAGTTAGGACATACACTAACTACTTTTTGGTGCGTTTTAAATCTTTTATAGATGCTGACACCGTTATAAATAATTCTTATATTCATGTAGTCAATATCAACGATCCATTACCAACCGTTGAAAAGGTAAAAAGCTACTTATTCAATACGATCAAATACCAGGTGATTTGGACATCTTCACTGTCAAACAGGCACGATAGAATTAACTCAATGCCGTTTATAGTAGACAAAGATACTGCAGAAGATACTACCGATTTAGATGCTAAGATACTAGCTGATAAAACTTACAATCTTCAGAAGGCAGTAATAGAAATATACAGGCAACGAATAAAGGACAGCATACAAAAGACAATCTTTGAAGCTTACATTGATAAGGGGTACAATACAGCTCGAAGCATGGCGAAGTACTTTGATATTACTACAACCTCAGCTCATTACATTATAAAGGATTTGAAACACGAATTAAACGAATTACAATATAGTTATGAAGATTAGTCAAGTACTCAGCACCCTATCTTTACTTGTGGCATTTTCTGCAGGTATTGCATTAATTGCTTTAGATTATCAATGGGCTGCCAGGTGTGCAGGTGTTTGGGTATGTTT